GTCTAGTTGATCCCAAAGTCCAACACCAAAGACACCACCGATCGACCATTCAACCGGCAACGTGTCAAGGCTTCCATTGTTTCCAGTTCCTGTTGATTCGATGATCTTTCCAAGTATTCTGGCCGGGTGATCGTCTACTTGAGCACAAAGAACAATGTATGATCCTTGACCGTTGTGAAGTTGTGCGGCCGTTGTTGTACTCGGAAACGCTTCTTGACCACTGTTTGGTGAAGTATCAACCGTTGAAGACGTTGAAGCGCTGAACTCCAAGAAGAACGGAGTTGAAGAAGAAGTTGGAAAACATTTCACCAAACCATTTTCACCGGTTTCTTTTCTGATCCCTGTTGTGTTTGTCAAGGTCAATGTTGTGTCACCGGGTGACCAGTTACCAATTACACTTCTGAACGTTCCAAGTTCATAAAATAGATCTTGTCTTGGTGGGTTTGCTGTTGAAGGAGTTGGTACAGCTCCAACAACGCTTGAAGTTCTGTTTTGAAAGGCCGTCAAAAGATCTACAAATTGCAACGTCAAACGGGGTTCTGTTCCGTTTCTTCTGATTCCGTACAACTGGCCGGCGGCTATTCGTTCAAAACCACTTGAACCAAGTGAACAATACAGGTTGGCATAACTGCCACGGGCTACGGCTTGAAGAAGTTGTGTTGAATCTCCAACAAGTGAAACCGTGAAACCTCCAAAACTTACTGACCATCTTGAAGGGACTACACCAACACCGTTGACTGAAACACCACCCGCGCCGATCTTCAAGTTGTTCTGGCCATGACTGAACACAACAAAATCACGACCAACACCATTGGCAAGATCTACAAACTCCAACTTGAAGACCGGGGTGATCGATGGTTTGTATAATTCAGATATGAATGTTGTTGACCAAGTCATTCTTTTAACTCCACCAAGGTTTGGTGATCTGTTGGTGTGGGTTGTATATTCCAGTTGGTCTTGGAGTTGAAGAAGGTCTATCCAAAGTCAAACGACCGGCGGCCACTCCACCTTGAACTGGATCACCGATCCAACTGTTAGCCTGTCCAGCTTGTGGATCAACATTTGGATGAAAGGAGAAAAGAGCCGCGGTATCAACCACCAAACGGATCGACAAACTGAACAACCTTCCACCTTCATTTGTGATCAAGTTTGAACCAACGTCACCCTGAACCCTCTTCAACAAAGGAAAGAATCTATATTGATGTATGAAAGCGGGTCTTGAATACGAAAAGGCGATCTTGTTTTCCAAAGGCAACGTTCCACCGTTAGCTGGTGACCATCCAACACTTGAAAAAGAACTTGAAACTTTGTTTTGTTCAAATAAAAGTTCTGGATTCTGTGAAACTATTGAACAATAGTCATTGGCCAAAGGCGCTTGAAGTCCACTGAAACCACGAAAAGGATCACCACCAAGAAGAACGGATTGATCACCGCCGGCTGGTTCAGTTAGTATTGGATGACACCAAGCCCGATCAGAATCCACGGCAAAAGCACAACTGAAACCCCGATCAAGATGGTTTTGGAGTGCTGCAAACTTGATCGCCAAGTCTTCACCGGCTGTAAACCGATCGCGTTGAATGTTCAACACTTGGCGGTGTGTTGTGGTTGATCTGTACATTGCACCGTCAAAGGCTACGGCGCTTGACGATTGAACTTCAAAATCAAAAAAGAACTCTGCCAAACCTTCACCAAGATCTATTTCAATCAACTGTGATCCGTCCGGTTCTGGAAAGAAGTAAAACTTTGGATTTCCCATAACTACACCCCACCAAACAACGTTGAACGACCACCGCCAAAGCCTTGAAAGCGTTGTTCTATTTTTCTAACTAGTTCATCTATTGCCGACTGTTCAACAATTTCAGCATTGACAACGATTTGAACACCGCCGCCGTTCATGCCTTGCATTGTACGATCAACGGCTTGACTTCTTCTGTTACTCTCTGGAACTACATATTCACCCCGGTGAAGCATCGCCAAACCATCTTGGCCACCGGTGAAAGATATTCCATTTTGTTGTGGAATGAATCGACCACCGGATTCAAAGCCAAGTATACTTTTTCTGTTTTCTCTTCTTCCCTCTCTGGTGAAGATATTGGAAAAGTATTCACCAAAATTATCAAAGAACTCTTTGATCCGATCCAACCAACTAAACAACGCTTTAATCAGTTCATCAACCAAAACACGTCTTAATTCAAAAGCACCATCACGGATCGCCCGTGGTAGTTGGAAGATCAGATTCAAGAAGGCTTCACCAACTGCAACTGTCAAACGTCCAATGAACGTTGGCAAGATTTCAGCGATCAATGTTGGAAGTATTCGCGCCCCTTTTTCAAAGTTTGTTATGAATGAATCAAACTTCTCTTCAAGTTCTTTTGGTGTGCTTTGTCCTAGTTTCTCCAAGGCAACAACAACAGCACCGACAGCGCCAATTATTGGAGCGGCGGCGGCCAAACCAGCTCCTGTAGCACTCAAAGCACTGCCAACTTTTCCACCGATTGCTTTTCCCGCCTGTGGTAATAACTCACCGGCTTTGGATGCTGCACCGCCTAAACTAGAAACCAACGATGACGGATCTGAAATGTTTGAAATAGTATTGGCGATCTCATCAAATATAGTTCCAATTAATTCACCCATCTTTTCAAAAGAGTTGGTTGCATTGTCTGTAACTTCAACAAGGTTGTTCAAGGCTTCGGTTTCATTTTGCCGGGCTACGTTCAACAGCTCTTCAACGTTTGTTGTATCCAAACCAACTTGTTGAAATGTTGCCAACGCGCTTTCAAGATCAAGAACTTGATTCCTTGCCTTCTTTGCGGCGGCTTCCAAGGGTTTGAAAGAATCGCTGGCCTTGTTGATTGTTTCAATTGCCTTTTGTAATTCATCGGCTTGAAACTCGTTTTCACCACCAAAAGAGATCTCTGCTTCTTTGGCCGCTTTCCCGGTGTTCTTCATTGCATCTTCAAGGCCTTTCAAGTCTTCTTCAAGACCTTTTCCTTCACCACCGATCCCGGCCAAGATGCCTTCAACCAACTCTTCAACACGTTGACCGGCGGATATACTGTTTTCAGTTGTAGTATTGACACCAACAACAACGTCTTCAAGTGCACGGGCCGCGTTTCCAGTTTCCAAACCAAGTTGATCAATCTTTTCAAAGGTTTCATCACTTAACAAACCGATCTGATTTAAAATAAACAATGGTACGGTCAACTTCATGACCATGAAAGTTACGCTTTCAGTGATCAAGCCTTGTACACTGGTGATCATTGTTTGGAATAGATCAACAATACCCGATCCAATACCACCAAGGGCCGTTGAAAACTCGCCGATCGCCTTTTGGTTGTCTTGAAGTAAAACTTGAACAGTTGCCACCAACTTGACCGTTCGAAGAAGAAGATCGTTGAAGAAGTCTATACCACCGATCGCTTCAATGAAAGCCTGTTTTGTACCGGCGGCCACAACATTCAAAGCGGCCAAAAGTTCTTGAAATCTTGCCGCCGCGTTGGATGCTTCTGGCCCGGTCTTTACTCCAAACTCTTCTGACAATGCCAAAAAGTTTTCAAACTCGCTTGTTTTTCCAAAGGCTTGAAGCAACTGGCCGGCGCTTCTTCCAAACAACAAGAAGGCCGTTGTTGATCGTTCAGTATCGTTTTCAATCTGTTGAAGTGATTTGATAGTTTCTCTTAGAATCGTATCACTTGATTTCATTTCACCGGCTTGATCTCTGATCTTGATTCCAAGATCGGCGGCGGCTTGACTTGCACGGCTTGAACCAGCTTCAAGATCTGCCATCAACCTTGGAAACTTTGAAATGAACCCGGCGGCCTGTTCAGCACTTTGACCAGATCCTTCAAAGGCAACTTGGATCGCTTGGATACTTTGAGCGCTCAAAGCACTTTGAGCATTTAGATCGTTCAAGTCGTTGACAGAATCCACAACTGATTTATTGAAATCATATACACCAACGGCCGCATCTTGTAAAGCACCAACAACCGTTGACAAAGCCCCGGTTACCAAACCGATACCAGAAGCCAAACCGGTAACAGCTCCACCCAGTTGTGAAGCAAAAGCCAAACCAGATTTCTTGGCTTTGTCCAAGTCTTTACCAGTTTTCTTGGCTTCGTCGCCTACATCGTCCAAACCTTTGACGGCTTTTCTTGTGTTTACGTCAAGTATGTATTTTACAATATTGGCCATGTTTCACCTTATCACAATATATCAATCATGTCAGTAAGTGAAAGGTTTGGAAACACCATAGACTTCTTTGATTTTTGTTTCTTCAACGTGTTTTGGATTCTGTATTTTCTTGTTTGTATACAATAGTAATTGAAAAGAAGATCGTTCCAGTCCATCTTTCTCAGTTCACTTGGTGGAATACCGTAGGATCTCCCAACTGCATCCAAAAGGTGAAGCCAACCTTCATCCTTGAAAGGTTTGTAGATGATCTACAACCTCCTTATGATGGTTCATCACTACTGTCATGATCTTGTTTCTGTCCTCTTTTGGTATAGCACCGATCCAAAGTCGGTTGTTTTCAGCATCTTGATCTTCAACAGAATCAACAAGAACCAAGTCTTCAAAGGTTTCACCGCCGTCTTCACTTGCACGGATCACCACCTGTTTCAAGATCTTGTTTTGGTGCTCTTCAATCTTCATCAACTTTGTTGGATCAAAGCCTTGCATCATGTTTAGAAGTTGTTCAAGATCTTCTTCACCGGCTTCTTCTGATTCAGCACGTTCCAAGATTTGTTTTCTTCTTGCTATCTTCTTCAACTGGTTTGGATCAAGAACACTTGAAGCAACAAGTGAAGAAGCAAGACCGGCGGCTTCTGCTTCCAAAGGTGAAAGGATCTTACACTCCAAAACAACCAAACCACCAAAGACTTCAATCTTGGCGGTGGTTGCTTCTTGTATCTTCTGAATAAACTTCATTAGTTGGCTATCCCTGTTGAATCATCGTTGATCAAAGTGATCTTTCCACCAACATTTGTAGCATTTGCCAAACCTGTGAATGTTACAGTTTGTTCAACACGTCCAAAGGCGGTGACCGGATCTGAATGTTCAGTGATCAAAGCGTTGGTCAAGTCAAATTGGATCTGTGAATCTCCACTTGTGAAGTTCAAAGTCACGTTTGATTGTGTACCAGCAATGAAAGCGGCTTGAAGTGTATCGTTTTCAATGTCAAGTGTTGCTTCCAAAGTGATTGTTCTAACATCTCCAACGGCCGGTTCTGCTGTTTCCTTTGAACCAAGAAGATCACGACGTTCAAGATTGTTTGTAACGTTGAAAGTAAAAGATCGAACGTCATAGTTGACTGAATTGAAATTGAGTTGACCCGCGTGAAAATGTAAAACACTTGTACCCGTTCCAAAACTTGAAGTTATGTTTGCACCTCTGGCCAAGCTGGTCTTTCCAATGAACTCCAAAGTTGCGACCATTTCACCACCGGCTTCACAACTGATTGACAAAGAAGAAACTTTGACCCCGGTGAAACGTTCCATTTGGTTGTTTATACCTGTACCCCGTTGAACTTCCAACGTTGCTGATCCAAGTGTGAGATCTGGATCAAATACATGTGTGTAAGGATCAGATCCTGTTGTGGCAATGTTTCCAAGTGCCATTTCAAGCAACAAACCAAGACCCCTATACATAACAGGCATTTCAACAGATCCTTCAACTGTTAAAAATCCATCATAAAGACCACCAAGAACACCACTTGAAGGAACTGAAAGGTTGGCTTTTGGGTTTCTTTCCTGTGTCTTCTGGATTGAAACGCTATTGATTCGATTTGAAATCGTTGTTGATATGGCCGCTCCCCATGTGGTTTCTTTTCCAAGTTTGATGAAAGCGCCGTGACCGGTTAAAACTGCCGACATTGTAATTGCTCCTTTATGATGGAAGTAGATCTTTAACTTTGATTAAACATCTTATATCATATATTTGTGATTGTGTTGTATTGACGATCAACGCCAAAGAATAATTTGTATTGTTTGATCCGGCTTTGGTTCTTACCTTCACATATCCTTGAAGAAATCTTGTTTCTGTCAAAGCGTATCTTTCAACGTTGTCTGATCCTGAACTGTCTAAACTTTTGACCTTAACAAAAGAAATCTCTTCAAATAAAAGTCTTCCATTGGCTTCTGTTGTTCTGGATGCCAACAAACCTTGTATTGAAAAGAATATATCTATTGATTCAGTCGTTTGTTTGACAAAGGTTTGAAGCGGTTGATTTGAAGTTGGTACTAAACCATACCCTTCAACGATCTTCAACAATGGAGCGCCTAAATAAATGTATCCAGATTGTGGAGTTGTAGCCGTGAAAGTACCCGATCGATCAACTGATTCATTGGCATAACCATAAAACAAGAAGAGCTGTTGAACAATGTTGTCTTGAGCAACGGCCAAATTATCCACTTCAAGTTTCAGTTCACGGTTTGAATAGTTCGCGCCTGTTCTTTGGAAGGTTACCACAACACCTTCTTCATTTGTTACAACAACATCTTTGAAATCGGATCTGACTGTATCCCAAAAGAGATCCCAATCAGAAGGGATTTCAATACGTACATCTTTGGTAGTTGGTGATCCAGTTACCCCGGAAAAGTCAACGGTGATCGGTTGTCTATATATGTAATTGTCATCAAACCAAACTGACATGATCAAACCCCTCTATCAGATACAAAAGAAATCGTTGCTTGAAGTATACAAACACCAAGCTGGTTGAAACCATAACGATCACCATCAACGGCTGTTGATTGAATTACAATATTGTCTATACGACCGGCCGTCAATCCCAAAGTTCGATCTTCAAGTATTCGGTTGTGTATATCTGCACCAAGCTGAACGGCTTTCTTTGTTCTGTCATAGTTGTTTGAACCACTTGTAAAACAATACAGTTGGAAAACCAGATCGCCTTGGTATCTGGTCAAGGTCGTTCCATTCTGTTGTGTACTGGATATGAACCCAATATAAACCGATGGGATCGCCGGGGCTTCAACAAACCGGCCTTTGTATATGGCCAAAGTCATATCAAGACCACTATACCCGTTGGTGAAGTCATGGGCGCTTTTGGTTTCTAGGGCTTCCCAAACTTCTTGAATAATTGGAGTAGGCATTTCAAGATCCTTTTGGTGATAATGTCAGTTCCAACATATCACCAAGAACTTCTGGAAGGTCGTCTTTGGTTTGTTGAATGGTACGACCAAGAAAAAAGAACGGTTTGATTGTATCCGTTCCAAACTCCAGATCATCAGCATAATCAACAACAGCACCACGGGACAAACCACCGGCTTGAAGAACAATGTTGAAACCATCTTGGGTTGTATCAAACCCGGCAACGATTGAAGATCGAAGTCGACCCGTCAAAGGATAGTCACGGGTAGATCCAGATCTTGTTGTTGGTTGATAAAAATCTTCAGTTGCGTTTTGTTTGGCCTTGGCTTCCAACTTGAACCGAAAACGTGTCAACTCTTTGATCACATCTCGATTGAACGTATTGGCCCGGCCTTCAAATAATTTTTCAAACTCTTCTAAAAGCATACAACACCACCTTCAAAGAATCGAACGTGGGTTTCTAAATTGCCAAAGTACTTGTTTGGCTTCTTCTGGGATCACTCTTGAAGACAAGTTGACAGAAATACCGGCCAAGGCCATTGTTTCTTTTCCTTGGCTTTGCTTTGCCCTTTGCAAGTGTGAACACAAAACGCAAACAGCATGTTCAAGCGCTGGTGGAGCTGTTTGATACCCAGCATTACAAATAACTTTGTTGGCTCTTAAACCTTTATAGAAAAAATCAGATTTACCGGGTCGAATAATCAAACGGCCATTCACGCTGTCAACGTCAATGTTGGTTGTGTCAAGTGCTGTATCTGATCCGTATACTCTCATCAGATCAGAATGAACACTTGTCAAACTGTTTATTGGTTTCACGTTCAGTTGAAGCACCGTTTGATCACTGCTATTTGGCCCGTCAAAATACAAAGTGTACGTTGTATCTTCAAGTTGTGCTGTTGAAGTTGAAGACGCTGGTTTTGGAAAACCAAGGTATTCAGCCACAACAGCTTCAACACGATCCAAAAGGTTTTGAAGTTCGGTATCAGATCCGGTATTTTGTCCGATCTCTGTCAAGTATTCTTTCAATGTTGCAACTGATACCAAACTCATAAAAATTAACCCCGTGCCAACTCGAACACCAACAAGACATCAAGATCAATGGCCAAACCGTTACCGGTTGCGTCATAGTTGATCGCCAACTCTGTTGTTGAACTGACATTTGAATCTTTCAAAGGTGACAACGCTTCATTTGTACCGGCGGCCAAACTATCAGTTTCAAAAGAGCGTTCAAACAAAACGTCTGAACCATTCTTGACTTGAAACTTTGAAAAGTTGACACCGGCGGCGGTGATTCCACCACGTGAAACAATGACAACTTCTGTCAATGTTGCATTTCGATCGCATGGAATGTATTTCAAAATTGCATCTGTATTCAATGAAGAAGCATTGATCGCATCGCAATATAATCTATATGTATTCATTTTTCATATCTCCTTTTAGTATCCAGCGTTGAAGCCAAAGACCACGTTTTTCTTATCGGCTGTATCTGGTGTATCCATAACAGATCGAAGGGTTGCCACGATTTCAATAGCACCGGCGCGAATGTCTTTCTGTGTTTCCACCAAGATCCCACGTCGTAAGTATTGATAGTAAGATTCACGGGCAAAGATCAACACACCACTCTTTGTTTTGGTGACGTTGTCAAACTTACCGGCCGCGTTGAGATCTGCACCCATGAAACGGGACATGATCACGGGCATTCCCATAACGGACGCGATCTGGCCTTTGAGGACTGCAGCGCTAGGGCCAAACACATCCAAAGTTTTTGTTTCTGTCATGTTCATGATACCGGATACCATGACTTCTGGAGATACAACGATCACCTTGTCAGAAACTCCAAACTCTCCCATCTTGCCTAACATAGCGATCAGATCGGCATATTCCAAAGTTGAAGCACCGGCGGCGGCTATGTCATGAGTAGAAGTACGATCAAACGCGATCTTTCTCATACCGTTGAACATTCTACGGTGATCGGATGCTGTACCAAGACCATTTGAACCCCATCGGCTTCGAATGTTCCAGTTTGGAAGATCGTCTTGTGCTCCGGTGGTGTCACCGTTGATCATACAATCTTCAAACGCGTCTTCAATGTCTTGTGAAAGAACATTTTGAAGAAGTGAAGTCATGGCAAAAGCGGCATCTTCTGAAGCGGCATCGTCAACAATGATTCTTGAAGCCAAACCAGCAATTGAGATTTGCTTTTGTGAAGTTGCAATGTCAGAAGCCCGGTAAAGTGCTGGATCGTTTGAAGTGATTTGACCTTTTATGTATGGCCGTGAACCTCTGTCCATACGTGGCAACAACAAAGTTTGACGTTCTACTTCTTGAGATTGAAGAAGACCACGCAAACCGGCGCGTTGTTGGAAACTTTCAAACAAGTCTGTTGAAAACTGATCCGGGATAAACTCCGCACCTGTACCAGCTTGATCATTGAAAGCACGTTGGATCGATGGAAGAATTACTTTTGGCGCTTTCATCAAATGCTTGTAAAGTTTAGCGTCTGCGTTTGGAGTATACGGATCACGCATAACCAAACGGGCCAAAGTTCGCTTTTGTGTTTGCTCCAAAAGTTCAGCGTGCCAATCGTTGGCGGGGATCGTTGCATCCAACAAACCTTCTTGTTGAACTGGTACAGATCCACGGCCGTCAATATGCTTCTTTACTGTTGTGTTTTTCAATACAACAGATCCGTTTTCATCACGGTAACGTGAAAGGATCGAATCATCGCCAACGGGTTGAGTTGGTTGGTTTTGAGTTTCAACCAAAGCCTTCTGGATCTTCTTTAGATCGTCAACTTTAGTTTCAAACTGGTTCATTTTTTCAGTTGCGTTTTGTTGTTGAACGATCAGTTTGTTCAATGCTTCACGCGCCTGTTTTGCGTTTGTATATTCCATAATTTGGATCTCCGTTTATGGGTTAAGATAGTAAGTATTTTATCAAGTGTTTCATTTCTTCAAGATCGTCTTCATCGTCTTGACGTTTTTCTTCTTCGTCGTCTTTGATTCCTTCCATTAGTTCAGATGCCATTTCTTCAACATCTTCTTCAAGAACCTCTTCTTCTTCCTTCATTTCTGGCTTTGCAAAATGAACGATATAACGATCAGCTTCTTCTTCAACTTGAAGTATATGTTTGACGTTTTCAAGTTCAACGGCCGGCCTTGATAACAGTTCGGCTTTCACGATTTGACGGATCAAGCGTTCAAGGTTTGGAATCATTCCTTTGTGACCTTTTGCCACGGCTTCACTATTGGCCGGGATGGTT